CAGGATGAAATACATATAGATATTATTGATATATCTGACTTTACAGATATTACGAGGTATAAAGATTATAATATTATATTCTGTCATAGAAGTTTAACTCCTGATATTGGAGCAACTCCTGAAATATATAAAAGATTAAAACAACAAAATCCGAACCAAATTATTATTGGTGATATTGACGATCATTGGTTGGTTGATCCGTCACACGGATTATATCAAATCATCAAGTTCCAACAAATAGATAAAAAGATTATTGAGAACTTAAAGATATTTGATTATGTTACAACAACGAATGAATATTTTGCTTCTAAGATAAGACAATATAATAAGAATGTGGTAATATTCCCTAACGCTATTAATCCAAGAGATAGACAATTTATTCCAAATAGAGAAGAGAATGATAGGATTGGTGTGGGATATTTAGGTGGCTCATCACATTTAAAAGATTTACAATTATTACACGGTGTAACTAATGTTTTATCAGGTGATAAATCTATTATGGATAAGACACAATTAGTATTATGTGGTTTTGATTTAAGGGGAACAAAAACAACGATAAATGCTCAAACAGGTGAGCAAATGCAAGAACCAATTAAACCACATGAAACTGTATGGTATGATTATGAAAAGATTGTAACAGATAATTATAATATAATTTCACCACAATATAAGAATTACTTAGACAGATTTACTCAAGGGACATTTGACGATAAGAATGAACCATATAGAAGAAGATGGACATTACCAATCAACAAATATGCTACAAACTATAACTACTTTGATATATCATTGGCTCCATTAGTAGAAACTGAGTTTAATAGGGTTAAATCATCCTTGAAAGTAATGGAAGCGGGTTTCCATAAGAAAGCTTTAATTGCGTCACATATTGAACCATATTCAGAAGATATTATTGATGGTAAGAATGGGTTTTTAATTGAACAAAAAAGAAGTCATAAAGATTGGCATAAAACAATTAAGAAATTGGTTAATAACCCTGAACAAATAAAAGATATGGGTGAAGCGTTATATGAAACCGTAAAGGAAAAATATAATTTAGATTTTGTATCGAAAAATAGGATGGAATTTTATAGGTCAGTAATAAAATGAGGACTATAAATCAATACATTATTGAAAACAAACGGAAAGTTAAATTAAATTTAAGAACTGTTAATGTTAATGTTGGTGCTCGACCAATTAGAGTGATTTGGACACCTGAAATGGTTCAAGATATTTCTGCGTTTCATAATATAGATGCTGAAGCTGAATTAACTAGAATAATAAATGAAGAATTAAATAGGAATATTGATAGAGAAATCTTGAGTAATTTTTTAAATAATGATTTACACTAATGAGAACAATAAAACAATATAATATACAACGAAGGTTAAGAAATAACCTAAATAAGTGGGATGTTGTATTAGGAAATAGAGGTGGGATTGATACCGGTTTGGTATTTGCTCCATATATACCGGTTCAATTAGATCCGGTAATGTTAGACAATCAAAGAGTTGGTGTTAGTAGTAGATATGGATCTGTTCAGGTAAATCCGAATAATTATGGTGTTATTAATATGCCAAATGTAAATGGAAGGATATTTGTATGAGAAGTTTAAAAAATTTAATAAGTAGGAAAAAACCTTTAATTGATAGAAATACCGGTATTATTGATTTAAGTTGGGATAGTGCCAATCTGACTATCGGTGATTTTTATCCTATAACTAATAATATTAACACTAATACAATTACAAATGGTGGTATTGTGTTTAATAATTTACCTATTAGTCCAATAGGATTAACAGAGGGTAGTGTGTGGAGAGATGGTGAAGGTATTTTAAGAATTGTTTGATTTTATAGACATTTTTTACTACTATTAAGTAATGACAAAAACATTAGTGGTAGATGGTAATTATCTATTAAAAAGGGGAACTAAAGGTGCTAAAAATATTATCTTTAATGAAGATAAGATAGGTGGGTTATATCAGTTTATCATTACAATAAAGATGATGATAAATAAAATATACCCTGATAAGGTAATTGTATTTTGGGATGGATCCAATTCCAAAGATTATAGAAGAACATTTTACCCTGAATACAAAATACAACGAGAAGAGATAAACAATAAGATTGATAAAGATTATCAGTTTAACATTCAAAAAATTAAATCCCAATATTATTGTGAAGAACTATATTTAAGACAATTTGAAGATGAAGGATCTGAGGCTGATGATAGTATTGCTTATTATTGTTTAAATACTCCAAACGAGTATAAGTATGTATATACAAATGACAGGGATATATTACAGACAATTAGTGAAAATACTGAAGTTTATTTAGCGGACAAAAGAGATTTTGTAAATAAAAAAAATTGGAGTAAGTATTTAGATTATCATTATAAAAATATATGTTTAGTAAAAGTTTTAACAGGTTGTAATTCGGATAACATAGCAGGTGTTTATGGTATGGGTGAAGCAACATTGTTTAAGTTATTTCCTGAGTTAGTAAAAGAAGAAAAAACATTAGAATGGGTATTTGAAAAAGCAAACCAATTATTACCTGAATCGAGAGGTAGGGATGCGTCAGTATTAAGAAATCTCATTAACGGAAAATCAAAACACGGAGTAATGGGTGAAAACCTATATATTACAAATCAAAAGATTATTGATTTAAGCCAACCTTTGCTAACTGATAACGTAAAAGAGAGGATTGATGATGAATTAATAAATGGTGTATTAAACCCTGAAGGTAGGGATTATAAGGTATTAATGAAACAAATGATTAATGATGGTATCTATTCATATATGCCGAAATCAGATTCTGGGTTTATTGATTTTTTTAAGCCATTTTATATTATTATGGAGAAGGAAAAGAAGTTATATAAAAAAGCAATATTATGAGTAAAGAAACAATTAATTTAAATCCGGACGAACTAAAGGATTTATGGAATGGTGTATATTTTAAAGGTAATACATATGAATTAAAAGGTGAGTTATACGAACAAGTTGATGTTATAGACAAATCCAAATATTCGGATGGACCATCTTGGGATTATATAATTCAGAGAAAATCAGATGGTAAATATTTTAAACTTAATGTATGGGACGCTGGTGAATATAACGGTTATCTTTTTGAAGATGGGTGTATTGAAGAAGTAACACAACATAAAAAAACAATTAATACGTATAAATAATGAAAGTAAGATTTAAAAAATTAAGTGAAAGAGCGGTAACGCCACAGTATGCGAAACCTGGTGATGCGGGTATGGATTTAGTTGCAACATCATTAGTTAAAAATGAAGTGTTTTATGAGTATGAAACAGATATTGCTGTTGAAATACCTGAAGGATATGTTGGATTATTATTTCCGAGATCATCAATTAGTAAGACAAAATTGATATTATCAAATCACGTTGGTGTGGTTGATTCAGGTTATCGAGGTTCATTAAGACTTAGATTTAAGAAATTGGATTGGGATAATGGTGAGGTATATGAAGTTGGTGATAAGGTAGGTCAATTGGTAATTATACCATACCCAACTATTGAATTAGAAGAGGTAAGTGAATTAAGTGAAACTCATAGAGGTGATGGAGCATTTGGTTCGAGTGGAAAGTAAACAAGTTTAACAATTAAAATAAATAAAAAATGAGTATCGGAAACGAAAAATTCAAAACACGATTTGAGTTCGTGTTAAAACTGAACAAAGACATTATTGTTCAAAGATTCTTTAACGTAAGAAAGTTTAATGAAAAATCTGCTAGAAGTTTGTTTATGAGAGACACAACTGACGAAGTAGTAAGTATCATTAAAAAGGGTATTATGAAGAAGAGTGTAGATCACCTTTGGAATAATTATGACCCATATGGGTTTTATTATGACGATGATGGTGAAATCGTAATTAAGGATATACCAAAGTATAATCTTAATGACATTAAAGACAACTTTACATTTACTGTGAAGGTAGATGGGAGACCTGTATCAGAAACTATGTTTTCTGGATATGGATTATGTATCCCAGTTTTCTTTGAAAGTGGTCAAAGAATTAGATACATTGTAGATATTAAAGATTCTATTTCCACAATAATTTCAAGGCTACAAAACGCTTTACAATATACAGAAGAGGCTGAATAATATGGGTGATAAAGAAAATTTTGGGTATTTAGGTGATAGCTTTCAATCTAAAGTTCTGGCTCAGATTTTTACTGACAGAACTTTTGGAGAGAACTACATTAATATAATCGATCCAAAATATTTTGATAATCAATATTTTAGGGTTATCACTCAATATGTTAAGGAGTATTATGTTAAGTATGATGCTATCCCTACAATGGATGCTATTGAAAATATCATCAATTCAGAGGCATCGTCAGAAGTTACAAGAAGAGTTCTTGTTGATGAACTTGAGGGTATTAAATCAGCTGAATTAGCTGATAGTAGCTTTATTCAACACAAAGTAATTAATTTCTGTAAACAACAAGAATTAAAGAAAGCCATTCAGAAGGTTCAAAAGATACTTGAAAAAGGGGATTTTGAGTCATATGATAAGTGTGAAGATATTATTAAAAAAGCAATCAACATATCGGAAGATAAAGATAATGGTGAAGATGCTTTGGATAATATTGAGAATGTGTTAGATAACGATGAAAGAAAACCATTACCATTCGGTATCGGTGGATTTGATAGATCTACTGGTGGTGGATTAGGTTCAGGTGAAGTAAGTTTAGGTATTGCACCGTTAGGAACAGGTAAATCTACTTGTGCTACTAAGATAGCGAATACAAACTATAATTTAGGTAAGACGGTATTGCATATTTTCTTTGAGGATAAAGTTAGGGATATTAAACGTAAGCATTACGCTTGTTGGACAGGTATTCCAATCAATGACTTAAAGGAGAATAAATCAGCGGTTATTGAGATAATTGAAGGTATTAAAGGTAAAGGTAAGCTTGTATTAAAGAAGTTCCCTTCATACGGAACAACTTTTGAGAAAATCCGTAATTGGGTTAAAAAACAAAGACAGAACAATATTATACCTGATATGATTGTTGTGGATTACTTAGATTGTATTCAATTGGCAGAAGAAAGTTGGACTGCTGAGGGTGTATTGGTAAGACAATTTGAAACACTCGCAGAAGAACTTAAAATACCTATTCACTTATTCACTCAAGGTGGCAGACAATCAATCGGACAAGAAATTGTTACATCCGATATGGGTGGTGGTTCAATTAAGAAATCACAATTCGCTCACTTCTTATATTCTATTGGTAGAACGATGGAACAACAAGAAAGTGGTAGGGCTAATTTATCAATTTTAAAGAATAGATTTGGACCCGCTGGTGTTGTATTTGAAAATGCGTTGTTTGATAACGGTTCAGTTCAAATTGATACCGATAATGTCACAGAAGAACTTACTTTTTTAGGTGTTGAAAACAAAAAAGAAGAAAAGAAAAGGAATAGAATTAACGACATTCTACAAAAAAAACAGAAAGAAAAAGTTACAGATGACGAAGAAGCTCTGTAAGGAAAAAACATTTTCCCCCAATTATATATAACTTCCTAATATTGATTTTATTAGGTTTTTAATAAAAAATAATTGGGGGATTTTTTATTTTACCTTGTATTTTTTCTAAAAAATAGCATATTTATAAAGACAATAAAATAATTAAAAAAAAGATAAAAAATGAGTAAAAATGGACTTCAATTGGCGAGTGATTTAAAATATTATTTAGATTATTCGAGATGGATTGACGATGAAAATAGAACTGAAACTTGGGAAGATTCAGTTAATAGGGTAATGAACATGCATAAAACAAAGTATGCTGAATTTTTAAGTAACCCAAGATTTGTAGAATTATTTGAAAGGGCTGAAAATGCTTATAAGGATAGATTAGTATTAGGTTCTCAAAGAGCGTTACAATTTGGTGGTGATCCAATTATGAAACACAATGCGAGGTTATATAATTGTACAGCAACTTATGTAGATAGAGTTAGAAGTTTTCAAGAAATAATGTATTTGTTATTATGTGGTTGTGGTGTTGGATTTTCGGTTCAATATAAACACATTGGTAAATTACCTAATTTAGCGAAAAGAAATAAAGGAACAAAAACATTTGTAGTTCCAGATTCAATTGAAGGGTGGAGCGATGCTTTTGGTATTTTAATATCTTCATATATTGAAGAAGGAAATGAAACACCATTCCCTGAGTATCAAGGATACGAAATTAGATTTGATTTAAGTTTAATTAGACCTGAAGGTGCTATGATTAGTGGTGGATTTAAGGCTCCTGGACCTGAAGGATTAAGAAAATCATTATTAAAATGTGAAGAATTAATTGAAAGAAACTTAAATCAGGGGGTTAATTTGATGAAACCTATTATGGCTTATGACTTCATTATGTATATGGCGGATGCTGTATTATCTGGTGGTGTAAGAAGAAGTGCTACGATTTGTTTATTCTCACCGGAAGATGATGAAATGATGAATGCTAAAGTTGGTAATTGGTATTATGAAAACGCACAAAGAGCTAGATCTAACAACTCGGCAGTAATCAACAGAAACACTACAACAAAAGAACAATTCAATAAGATTTTTACATCAATTAAAGATTTTGGTGAGCCAGGTTTCTATTTTGTGGATGATGAAGATCAAGTAACTAACCCTTGTGTTGAGATTGGTTTATACCCACAAATTGACGGTTTAAGCGGATTTCAAGGATGTAATTTAACTGAAGGTAATGGTGGTATGTGCACAACAGAAGAAAAGTTTTATGAGGCTTGTGAATCTCTATCAATCTTAGGAACATTACAAGCTGGTTATGCCGATTTCCCATACTTAGGTGAAGTAACAGAATCAATTTTCAGAAGGGAAGCTTTGTTAGGGTGTTCATTTACAGGTTGGATGGCTAATCCACACATTATGATGAATCCTGAAATTCAAAGAAAAGGTGCTGAAATAGTTAAAAAGATAAACCAAGAGTTAGCTGAAATTATCGGTATCAATCCAGCGTCAAGAACGACTTGTGTTAAACCATCAGGAAATGCTTCGGTATTATTAAAATCACCTTCAGGTTGTCACGGAGATCACGCACCAAGATACTTTAGGGTAATGCAAATCAATAAACAATCAGGTATCGGTAAATACTTAAATGAAGAACATTCGTATTTGATTGAAGAATCTGTATGGAGTGCTAATAAAACGGATTATGTAGCATACATTCCAGTAATCGCTAATAAGAACGCTAAGTTCAAGAAAGATTTGGTTGGTATGAATCAATTAGAAGTGGTTAGAACAATCCAAAACAATTGGGTTGAGTATGGAACAAATCACGAAAGAAATGTTCAACCATATTTAAGACATTCAGTTTCTAATACAGTTGAATTAGATTATTCGGATTATGATGTGGTAGAGGATTATTTATTTAACAATAGATTTGATTTCGCGGCTGTATCATTCTTACCTTTAACAGGTGATAAAGATTTCAACCAAGCACCATTTACATCGGTATTATCAGGTGAAGATTTATATGATAAGTATGATGACGCAGCTTTCTTCGCTTCAGGTTTAATTGTTGATGGATTACACGCTTTTGATGGTAACTTATGGGAGGCTTGTGATTATGTAAACAAAAGGGACTTGAAATTACAAGGAACTAGGGTTGAAGCTTTAATTAAGAAAGATTGGATTAGAAGAGCCAAACAATTCGCTAAGAGATTCTTCAAGGGTGACATTAAAGAAATGGTATTATGTATTAAAGATTTACATCTATATCATAAATGGGTTAGAATTAATCGTGAATTAAAACAAAGGGATTTTGATTTTAATGAGGCGATTAAACAACCTGAATATGTTAATATGGATACTATGGGAGCTCAAGCCTGTTCAGGTGGAGCTTGTGAGATATCTCCTGAAATGTTAGAAATAATGAAAGGATAAAAAAAAGGTGGGGAAACCCACCTTTTTTATTTCATTAACCTAATACATTCTGGACCAATACCTCTTTCAATTGATTCAGGTGTTGTGAGTTTTCTACCACATCTACCACAACTTCCTTCATGTAGAACTTGAACAATTGAAGGTATTTTATTAATATTATTAATAAACCAATTAAAAACTTTGAATGATGTTGCTTCACTACTAATTCTTGATTTTTTACTTGAATTAAAAAAACCTTTTTTGATATACCCAATAAATGAATAACTACTTGTGTTGTCGGAACCAGTTAAAACTGATACGAAATAAATATCATTATCCTTGGCTTTACGAACTCTATAAGTAAAACGATTACCTGTGTTGGTATTAGTTATCGTGAAAATAGCTTTTCCTGCGAAAATGAAGGTTTTTATGTCGTTGTTTTCTAATTGGTTAATCATACACAAATATAATACCTTTATTTGGAACTACCAAATTTATTTTTAAAATATTGATTTTCAGGTTTATTAAAAATAGATTTGTTTTTTTTATATTGTTTTCTTATCATTAAACTATGAAAACAATATTATTTGGTTCAATATTATTCTTTGTCATACAGAGCAAAGAAAATTGTGGTAGTTATTATAGATATACTGCTTGCAATGACACACTTAATTACACGGTATTCAGTGCGACTGAATATAGTATTAACGATACTTTATACTTTAATAATCAAAAATAAAAATGGATATACTTTCTTTAGAAATTGACTCAAAATACAAAAAATGGTTAAAAAACCTTTACAACGGTGGTGATTTACACCCTTCATTTGTTTTTATGTGTAATAAACATAAAAGATTAAATGATAAAATACCAATCGAGTATCGTGATATTTTTAACTTTAAATCCATAGATGATTTTATATCATATGTGGATAGTTTAGAATCTGAAACCGAGAGGGAGGATTTTATTAAGAATAATGGTTCTACGACAATTTATGAAAACGAAGATTTCTTAGTGAAAAGGATTCATAATTTGGATGCTATGAGATTATATGGTAAGGGAAGTAAATGGTGTATCGCTTCTGATGATATTAATATTTGGAACAACTACCTTAAAAAAGGTAATGTTTTTTTCTTAGTATTTTCTAAGAAATTACCATATACAAGTCAATTTAATAAGTTTGTAGTTCAACTAACGAACGATAGGGATTTAATTGTTTGGGATAGGTCTGATTGTAGTTACCAATCAAATATATTCGATTTAATTAATTTAGATAGTGAAATATTCCAAAATCACTCCAACTTGGAAATCATTTCTAACTTGGAGTACCAAATAGGTGATATAACGATATCGAATATATTAATAAAAAATAATGCGATAATTGCTGGAGGTTCTTTAACATCTATCGTGTCGAATAATAAAATAAATGATTTCGATATATGGTTTTCAAATGAGAGTGATTATAAATCCGCTATTAATGATATGAGTGATTTATGTAAAAAAAGAAATATTAATATAACTGAAGATTTTTTTCAACCTATTAATATTCGTAAATACAGCACCACCAACGCTATTACATTTACTAATAACGATAATAAAAAGTTTCAGTTCATCGATCCATCTAAATATACTTTTGGTGATGTTAAAACAATAATTAATCAATTTGATTTTACTTGTGTAATGTGTGGTGTTGATTTAAAGAATAGAAAATTAACATACGATAATAGATTTTTTAATGGTATTAAATTTAAAATGTTAGTTGTAAATAAAGAAGTTAAGTGTCCAGCATCCTTACTTGATAGAATTATTAAATACACCAAAAAAGGTTATAGGATTTCTAAAGAATCACAAAGAGATGCTTTAAGATTATTATCTAAAGTGACTGAACAGGAAATTGATGACGCTACATTAACGATGTACTAATTATTTCAATCTAACTACAATATCAATAGAAGGGTTTAATATTTGTAAGATTTGATTATCATCTGCAAGTATTACCTCTTCTGTTATTTGTATTTCACCATCAGAAGTCACAGTTTGAACTGATGTGTTTTGTGAATAAATACCACCTACTTTATTATATACTTTAAGTGATGTTAAGTTTAACACACCTGGTGTATTCATAATAGCGTTTTTAACTGTTCCTAAAAAAACATCATCACCTAAAGCGAGTTTAGATTTATCAAAAATATTAGCGATATTTGTTACAATCGCTGACGATAAATCGGTTGGTGAGTATTGTTTATTGTATTGAACATCTAATACGAAACCAAGATTAACTACCTGAGCTGGTTGAACAACTACATAATCATTTATCATTCTATATTGTGATAAGTAAGTCGCTATGTTATTCGCTATATTAGAGTTAATATCACTTGTTAAATTACCATTTACGTCAGTAGTTAGGATATTTACATTTATCTTATTACCTGATTTAGTAACACTAACCTTAGAAGGCGCTCCAAACTTACCTGGCATCTTAAATATTTGTGATTCGTAATCTTCAAGGGTAACACACCTTTCTTGTGCTGCGAAATTAAATCCAATATAATTCCTTGCTTCTTCTATTGTAGGTTGATTTGCTCCACCTAATGAAGAAGTAACATTCGTCGCTCTCAATGAATTAGAAACTGCTGTATTGATAGTTGAATTAGGACCATTAACAACAAAATTAGATGATGTAATCCTTGTAAGTGTGTTAGGGTTAAGAATTGATTGTTGTCCCCCACCAACTCTATATTTAACAAATATTGTTGTATTTGCTTTTGGTGCTAAACCTAAAACAGGGTTATTAGTAATCTCGTTATAATCAATATTAAATTCGTTTAATGTGAATTGTGTGATTGCATCGTTATCGGTTTCAGAACCACCAAAAGTAACAACCATAAAGTTTTCTGGTGTATATTCCGTAATAAACTTTTTATTTGTTTTAGTCCATTTACCTTGTCTGATTCCATCTACAACAGGTAGGTTAGGATCTTCAATATAAACGCTTTGTTGAGCTAAAGCATCTACTTCAAACCATCTTTGATTATTGTCAAAAAATACTGAATCTTCAGGGATTGTGGTAATTGCTGTTCCATCTTGAACTACTATTGAACTAATAGAAAGAACATTTCTTTCAGGTAGAATAATTTGATAGAATGGTTTAACATTATTTGTATTTACGATTTGTCTAAGTGTTCTGGTTTCACCATTTACAACAACTTCTGTTTTAATTATTTGATATGAAACAACTTTATTGTTTGCATCAAATATTGGTAATTTTAATCTATTTTGATAACCATTTGAGTTGATTGTTGAAGAAAAATCAATATCAGTTAAGGTTTCGAATACCTGACCACCACCACTAATTTTAGTTCCTGCTTTAAGGATACCTAAATAATTTACATCTTCTTTATCCCCATCAACAGGAACATTTATACTGAATTGACATACAGCGACTGAAGGTCTATTTCCTGGTATTTTTAAACCATAGGTTCTAGCGATATTATAGATTGAATTAGTTTGTTGTGCAAATTGAAGATAAGTTTCTTGGATACTTCTATCAATGTGGAAGTTTAAGTTATCAGCAACAGCTGCGTTGATATCTACTAATACTGAGAATAAACCAGCATCACCAAAGTTGGTAATTAAATCAGGGTAATAAGTTTGAACATAACCAATAAGTTCATTTCTTAAACCTGTGAATTCACGTTCTGCGTATGATATTTTTCTTTCTGCCATTATATTGTAATATTAATTGTATCTTGCTTTCCAAATATTGAGCCATTGTTTATGTATTTAATTTGAAGATTGGCTTTTCTTTCGTTATTTGGATCTATGTTTATTATTATATCGGTTATTTGTAATTGTGGGAAGTATTTTGTAACCGCAGTTTTTACTTCTTCTTTCATTGCATCATAGGTGGTATTATCATTCGGATTAAAGATAAAGTTCCTAAGATTTGTTCCAAAATCAGGTTTATAATATCTTTCACCTTTATTAGTTAATAATAAATGCGTCAATGATGAACGTATTTCATCATTAGTTGTTGTTGTTTGTTTAACAAATTCAGTATCACTCTCTGTGAATGGAAAAAATATACCAATACTAGCCATATTTTAATAAATAGTTTTCTTTAGATTTTTTGAATTTCTTTTATTTATATATAAATGAATAAATATAGAATTAAAACTAAAATACTTCCTGAGCAAAATCAATACTTAAAAGTAAATCTTGAACAAGATTTTGATGTGCTTGATATTTTAACTTTAAGCATTTATGGAACGGATGCATACCCTAACCCTTGTGGGGATTGGGGTATTATTATGGGTAGAATTGTTGATAGTAATAGTTTCCCAATGGAAAATGTTAAAGTTGGTTATGTAATACCATTAGATGATAATGATAAAAATGATATAACTATTAGTTCCATATATAATGACATTATGGGTAATAAATACCCTTTTTTACCGAATTATAAGGTTAATAAAAATCATTATCCTGTTGGTGGATTTCCAAGTGAAGATGAGGTGATGGCTAATTCAGCTTTGGAATATGTTTATAAAAAATATTTTAAATTCGTAACCTCAACCAATCAAAATGGTGATTACACTATTTTAGGTATTCCATTAGGTAAGGGTAGTTTAGTGATGAATTTTGATAGTACCGATGCTGGTTCATTAAGTACAACACCGGTTCAACAATTAGCGACAGGTAATAAAGATAAGAAAAACTTTAAAAAAGATCAAAGATTAAATGGTTCTCCGATAAGTGCTAATAGTGGTGATTCTATTACAGGTAATACTGCCGGACAATCAGTTTCTTTGGGTAATATAACTGGTATAGGTGAAGGTGGGACTGTGGTAACGGTTATAACCGGAGCAACCGCAACTAGTTTTGGTGGTAATGGTAATTTAAAAAATCAAGCTGGGGATACTGTATCAGTAATACAAAAACAAGTTCCTAATGATGGTAATGGTGTTGATAATACTGCGGGTGTTTTAATATCAAGATCAACAGACGTTCAAATTAAATCATTTTTTGGTGACTTTGATCAATGTGAGATTGGTATAAATAGGTATGATTATAAATTAGATTATAGATATCAACCTTGTAATTATATTATTGGTTCATTTTACGCTGATTACGCAGCCTTTAATTCGGCGACACCTACATATACAATAAATAATATGGCTTTAGCAACATCTAAACAAAATATGGGTGGTAAAGTAGCATTTTTATTGGATGGAACAGATGAAACTGATCCTGATATTTCGGCTGATGTTGCTCCTGATGGAACATTCTATGCTGCGATACCTTGTAAATGGGATAGGTATAATATTGATGAAGAAGGTAATTGGTATAAAACAAATGATGATTTCACTAAGAATCCAACAGGTATTTTTACGAGAACACCTTATTGTTTAATGATATACATTAATAATAATGTTAATGTTAATATGAACGATAATAAAACTTATTCAAGAGCATCAGGTATAGGATTTAACTTAAATAATAGTGGTGATTTTGTGGAACAAATAGGTTATGACGGTTCAACTGGTATAACGACAGTTAATAGATTTAATATTAAATATAACGCTCAATACTATCCATCATCACCATTCCCAAATGGGTATTATAACCCAATAAATACTAATTATTATCCATATCCAAAAGAAGATGTTGGGACAAAGTATAGAAATGGAGCTGAATTGAATTGGGATTATACTAATAGGAGGAGTAATATTTATACAATAGCAAGTCAATGGACAAAGTATGGTTATTATTCGGCATTAAATGTTGAAAATAATGGTTTAAGTGGTGGGACGCTAACGTATAGTGATACCTTAAAAAAAGGTAGATATACCCCAATGCCAAATTGCTATTCAACAAAACCATTATCAGGTAATACACAACTTATTACTACTATAACAACAACAGGTATTAACTCAATTAAAAGTGCGTTAGGTCCGAATGTATTACCATTAGACGATGATGGTCCTTATGCTTGGAATACTGGTTTCCTAGAAAATTATAACTTAGATACCGGATATTACCCTGATGGTACTATTGGAAAAACCGGTAGTAATAATGGGGGACTTGATTTTGTGGTTGATAATAAAAATCCGGATGTAGCTTCTTGGGTTTTTGGTGATACAACAAATAGTTATTTCCAAATAAATGTAGGTAGTGGTGGTAATTATAAAATTAAAGGTAGTATTGAATTGCAAGGTTGGCAAGAATCTTTACCTATTTATGCTAAATACCATATGGAAATTGTGGTGTATAGAAATGGTCAAAACATAAAAATATATCAACAACCACAAGATGTAACTGCAACAGATGATTATGAGTGGAAAGACGAAGGTAGGTCATGGAATTTAGATTTTAATTATTATTTTCAAGAAAACGATTTAATTTATTTTAATTTTCATACTGAAAGATTAAATGAACGTATGAGTTTTAGATTACAAAACGGAAATATAAATTTTTATAAGATACCAACAGGTAATGTATTCCCTTTAATTATTGGCAATATGTATTTACCGACATTTGAGGCTACTAAATATGATACTGTGTATTACCCAATCGGAGCTGGAAAAGATATTTTTGATACAAATAGTGGTGGATTTAATGCTCCTAAATTAACCGAAATGGATTTAATGCTTTATCCAATAACAGATGAGATGTTTAACATTGTTGAACATACACAAATAAATAACCCATATGAAAATGAAACAATTAATTATTATTTCTTTTGTAATCAATATTGGAAATTAAGAGATTTTATATATAACGAAATAAACTAAAATGGAGAATAAGAAAATATTATTACCGAATAAAAAATACATTGGAAGTCCTGATAAAGATATCCAAATTAAATTAAACCTTGAAAATGACTCAAAGAATTCAATTGAAGGTTTATATAATTATACGGTTAGTTCAGGTGAGCAATTTGTCGCTGAAAGACAAGATTCTGATTTGTTTAGAACATATCTTAAAGTAGGTGGTATGTATTATAGTAACGCTTTAAATAGACCATTCATAAACAACTATTTTAAGAACTATAATACGAATTATTCTATAAATAAACAAGGGATAAATAACCCAAATGATCCAAGAAATTTTAGTGCGATTAACATAATATCAACACCTAATTTTAGCAATCTTACATCCCCATCGGATTTATCGTTCCCAACGGCTATAAAAAATCCTTCTGGTGGTTATAATACCGGGGCATCTACTTTTACAATACCGGAAACAGGTGTATATGTATTTGGAACCACATTAAAGATTAATTTTAAAAATACTGACGTATCCCCACATAATTTTACTGTTAATATTAATTTTATTAAAAATGGTGTCGATACTGTATATTCACAACAAGTATATAATAATAATATAAATGCAGGTGCTGGAAAAACAATAACTCCAAATATTTTAACAAGTGGTATAACATTTACTAATGGTGATACCGTTAAGGTTCAAATTGAGGCCACTAGTTATGGTAATGTATTAGATTATAGTTATGTGTCTAATATTACTCAGACTTTTTATTGTATTGCTCAAGGTATTACATCATATGATTCATCATTAAGTAATATTGATTTATTATATGACCCCGTAAAAGTAGTCACAAATACAAATGTGGTTGAAGATAGTAGAGTTAAAGCTAAATCCGCTATTTTTAGTTTAACGGCACCATATGACGATATTATTGTCACGAATATATCACCTTTAACTACGATTTCATCTGAACAAACTGTTGAATTATTAGATTATTGGTATTTACCTACCGATATTAAAAAAGATGGTTCATATACAACCACTAATTACACAAATACTGCCGGTAGTCCAATAATTGTTAGTGCATCAACAGGGTGGATAAATATTGGTAAGTTTTTAACAGGGACAACTGAAGTTGATTTTACTCAATCTAACGCATTAAGAACTAACCTATACACATTTAGGGGTAATATGAATATTAAAATACCTAAATATCAAACATATTCATTCTTTGTTACCGCTAAAACAGGTGATAATGGGTTATTAAAAACAAGTTATGCTTTCCATTCAATTGCTGGTTTTATGGGATTACCGGATTCTATGGCTAGTGGTGATATTAGGACGATAAAAGCTTATCAACAATATTGTTGGTTAAATATATGGCCGGATTCATACGAATTAACAGCGAATACTAGATTTGACGTATCGTTAAGGGATTATTATGGTTGGACTAATACTTCCGCTACGGATGTCTATACATTCCAACCAGACACAGTTATAAGTGGATACTCAAACACGTATGCGTTTAAAGGATTAGTAAATTATAAACTGGTTCAAAGAGAACCATATCAATATAGAACTCAGAAATTATTATCATATGACGATTATTTTGATTCAGTTGTACCATCTAAACAATATTTAGAATACTTAAATAGTAATACGGAAAATTGGGATTTATTTTCAATGTATTCAAACGATAAAGACGATACAATTCCATTATATATTATTGAAAGTGGTTTAACAAATACATTTACAATTGGTGATGGGATACCCGCAAAATATAATCCAGGTTTAACATTATTTGAAATAAGTGCAACGACAAACACCGTATTTAATTCATACTTCAATCATAATCTTAAAATTGGTGATTATGTAAGTGTAAAACAAATATCAGGTATAACATCAACTAATTTAGGTATATTCCCTGTTGTGAGTGTTGGTTCTAAAAATAATGGTGTGAGTGATAAATTATTCACAATTAAACTAAGTGGATTTACTGGGACATACATTCAATTTAAAAGATATTTAACTCCAACTGATAGTGGTAGTTTATCTCAATACTATATTAGAAAATATAAAGTAATTGAGAATAGTGATAACTATACATTAACAACACCATTATCTAAAAATGGTTTTGGGAATAATAATTATTATTTAACTAATACTAATGAAATTAATGTTAGTGGTTTATATGATGAAAATGGTGTTCCAATTACCGGTATATCTTATTTCTTTAAGAAAAAGAATACCACATCAACAACAACTCAAAAAATCACTAAACTTAAAAATAAGTTTTATGATGAGTATTATGGTGCTAGGAATGGATTTATATCAAGGGAATTATATATGAATAACACTAATTTCTTTTTAAGTGGTAGTTCATATCACGATACAGCGTCATATGGTTTAGGTTTAATGGTTTCAGGTTTAACAAATACATATAGAAATGGTAGTATAACACCTGATGGAACTTATTTACCTGACGATACTTTTGTATTTGATACTGATACGGAACTTGGTATTGGAACATATATAGATTTTACGGATTCATACCCAACTTATGAAGGTATGACAGGTTTAACAAGATCTATTGTATATAGAAAAGGTGACGACTTTAATTACAATTCTAAGAGGTATTTTTCATTATTTAGTGAATACTCAAAAAAACCTATTGGTGATATATCAGGTAATACTTTTTCATTGTTAGGTATTAAACCAACTTTAACAAATTATGGTTCATCACAAATTGCTGGTAGTAGTTTATATCCCGGTAATTCTATGGTTTTAATCAATAGACAACTAAGTGATTTCCCAATCGGAGGAACTCTTTATTTTGCAACCGGATCGACTGATAGTTTAACAAGTGCAACTATTTTAGGTTATGAATTAGGTGGGTTATACGCTGTAATATCGGCAACTACTTATGGTAATCTACCAACAACAGGATATACGAATCTTTATACCTTACAATATTATGGTGATTCATATAATGTAAAACTAAGTGATTTAATGTTTGAACATTTCGCTGTTTATTATTTAGGTGATTACGAAACAAAATTAAGTATTGCTGATTCAATTAATATCGGTGATAGTGTTTATGGTGATATTGTTGAATATAATGAAAGGGAATTACAAACTTATGTTTTACAGATGCCAAATTACTTATTTAAGTTAAAAGATTTGTATGGATATACAGGTTCAACCACATTTACGGCTACAACATCAACATACGCTAAAACAGATTTATTAAATCCTATAATATTGAAATATTTAACAAATACTATATATAGTAGTAATAATGTTGAAGATAAACAATCTTGGGCGGTATTTAATGATAAGTTAAATATATGGCAATGGAGAGATTTAATCCCTAATGGTGATATTGATGAATCAGGTAAAGGAACTAATTTCCCATTCTTAAATGGTAAGCATTATGTATATAATAATTTTATATTACCATTTAGAAGTAAGTATTGGAATCCAATAACAGGTAATAGGAGAAGTTTAAGTTATAATACTAATTATAATTATAATAATGGTCTTGGAACTTTACAAACAATAAATGACATAGATATTTGTTAAAATGGAAATAAGGAATACTGATCAAACAAAAACATTAAATATACCATTCACATTAAACTTTACCGATGATAAGGAAGGTTTAATAAGGGATTGGGTAAATACTGAAGGTTCGGGTAATATAAACCCTATTGTAGATTTTGAAGTGGATTTATATCAATACGAAGGTGAAAACCTAAACTATCAATTTAATTTCTTTTGTTGTGGGGATGATAAAGGTGATGAAGCAACTAACCCTTTTTATCCTTATAATAAACAAAATGTCTTTACAAAAAGTAGTGGTTATTTTATTAACTCATATGCTAACACATTAAGAGATAATGTTAATTTACAACCGGTTGAAAATCAAATAATCGGAACTAATGTTGGTGATACAAATGAATGGGAGATTAATGTTGGTGGTGGGAATATTAAGAAAATAAGAGAAGTAAATGTCGCTACAATTAGTAATCAAGCAATGTCAAATGCTCAATTTATATTCACATATTTTAATAGTAATACTATTTCTAATAGAAAAGAAGTAGATAAGATATTAATTGGTGCTAAATCAACTACAACGGGATACGATCAGTTTTACTATAATAAGTTAATATTTACAGGTGAAACAGGACAAACAGGTTTTAATTTGGTTGGGTATAACGCTATAAATTATTCATCTGTATTAAGTATATTTCCTAATTTCGCTAATTTTTATAACCCCCCAAAGGGTGTGACGTACGATTCGGTTAGGAAACCTAATTTAAATTTGGATAGATATAATAAAACTTTGGGTAATAATATTTATCTACCTAAAAGCAGTGATATAACTGAACTTTATTTACAAGTGGCGTTTTATAATCCAAAAACAGGTAAAGCCGTTCAAATGGTTACGAAGTCAGGTGCTACCACAAGTGATATATTAAACCCAAATAAGGATGGAACAATTTTTTATAGGACACAATTTACTGATAATTATACTTACATAAAACTAAGTGTTAGTTCATCAACAAAAACGTATGGTGTTAGATTATTTAACCCAAATACTTCGGCTTTTGATATAAATCCTGTTGTTAGTGGGACAACAATAATACCTATGTATGAAAAAATAATATCGGATGTGAGAGTTACAAATCAACCATCACCTAATTTACCAAAACCAATTGAAGGATAATGGAAAAAATAGAAATAAAAATAGGGACAAATCAATTTAGTAGCTTACAACTACCAGTTAGAGGTAATACGTTAAATATTACTAATGGTATCATACAAATACCTTTTATGTTAGATGTGGATACAAGAGAAATTGGTGTGTATGATAATGTTGCTTGGGATATTAAACAATTATTGGGTGATATAAACTTTGTTGCTTACCCAAGTGGAACAACTGCTGTTAGTATTGTAAATACATCAATAGCGCCAAGTTTTTATTACTTTTGGGAGGTTCAAAATGTATTAACGGCATCAACTACAAATCCACCAATATTATATTCAAGTATCCCAACTGCTTATACGGTATGTTTAACCGCTACAAATAGTGCTGGATATGTTAAGACTTGTCAAACCGTTCATATTGGAAATTATTTAACTGCAACAGATAGTGGTAGTCCGACTACAACGTCATACTATAACTTCTATTTGGATGCTTTTGATGGTAATGATAATTTCTTAAAACGTAATCAAATAAATAATTTTGAATCTATAACAGATGAAGTAAGTTTAAATTGGACATACCCTGGTTTTAGATATGATTTGTATATTTCAGGTAATAGTAGTTCAAACACTTATAAAACAACTTTATTTAATACATCATATGTTGTTGATAATACTTACACGTCTTTACCAACAGCAACTTTACCTAATACAATTGATTATTACGCTAAACAAGTAACAGGGACAACAACACAAGGTTTAACTGAGAGTACATTATTTGAGTTTATTACTTATGGAACAGGAAAGACGGTAAATGTTGGTTCTGTGTCAGCAGGTAAGCAAGTGGTAAGTAAAAGTGGTTTAACTGATGGTTCTACATTATATATTGTTAAACAATCAGGTAATACGAATTTGTATTTTTATGAATATTCAGCAACGACTGGCGTGACAACATATTATCAATACACACCAAATGGTATGGGTAGTAATGATTTAATCTTTACCGGTATAACTAAAAGAGATATATTGGTTGGTATAATTGAAAAACCTAAGATAAATAATTATGCGTTTATTCAAAGGGGTAATAATAATGTATTTGGACCGATAATGAAATTTTGTGATGTAAATACTGTTGATGATATTAGTGGATACAATAATAATTTCTTTAATGTGAAAAAAGAACAAGAAAAATAATAAAATAAATATTTATAAGATATGAGCACATTCGGAACTAAGAAACCAGCAAATGCATCACCTTCAGATATGGAAGCGTTTTCAATATATGTCCCAACAAGGGATTTTATTGGCGCACCCACAATTACTAAGTTAAATGCGGCTGATATAATAGCACCTGTTTATAATACAGCAGACACAGGTGGTAATACTAATGAAATATTGGGTGGTATGTATAACCTTACATTACCATCAGCAAATTTCAATCAAAAGGGTATATATAATTTATATATTAGACCCGCTGAAATAAGAACTAAAATATTGGATTGTGGTGTATTAAGTTCATCACCTGATGTTAGGGGTTTAGTATTTGACATCACACAAGCACCTGCTGAATATACGAATAAGTTTATAAATGGTGGTTTAGTTGGATATAAAGTAGAATATGTGAATTCAGATGGTAGTTTATTACAGAACTATTTTAAGGTGATTACATCTTCATTTTTATGTGAGCCTATCAGTCAGAATTTAACTGATAGTAGTCAGAAATCTATTAGATATAGATATAGTGATAGTGGTAATTTATTATTCTGCACTTTAACACCGACAGCAGCTCCAAGTGTTAAACCTAACGCAATTCCCTTTATCGGACAACCAAACCAAACAGTTAAATTAACTAATTCATTCTTTAATCCTGTAAATATTGAAGTTGATTTGGTTGAATATGATGTTGAAACATTGGCGTATATGTTATATGGTGAGCAAGTTAAAAATGTGGATGATGGTGTTTATACCGTATATGACTTTGATGGTAATATATATAAACAATATGATTTATATGAACAAAAAGTATCTCTTACTGATTCTAATTATGAAATTAGAAGATTGAGAGATAATATAGATTTTAATGATAGTAGAGCTAATATTATAGGATAATGGCAATTAAACAATTTAGAAATGGATCATCTGTATTCGGAGACAATCTTGTAGGATTGCAATTTGCTTCTACAAAAGGAACTCCATTATTTAGTTTTGGTGATTTTAGTATTACAACTAATATAGCCACATCACAAGGTATGCTACCTATGGCAGGACATCCTTTGGTGTATAACTACCAAACTAACGGATACAATACCAACTTAAACATATTCATAAACTTCAACTACTCAGATATTACGAACTACGCTAATTATGGTTCATTATCTGAAAGATTGAGGGCCGCTGTAAATGGTATTATTACTGATTTTCCGGCTGGTGCTTATTATAGTCAAACATTATATGGTTTAACATATAATTCAGCAACAAATCTTACTCAATTCCAAATACCGATAGCGTTTATATATAATCCATATAATATTACTTTAACAACTGATGGATTATTAGATAATAGTGTTAGTGGAACTACTTTAAGAAATCTTGTTAAATATTACGATAAGTTTGTATTGGAATATAATAATGAAGAAACTCCATTGGTGGGTTTAACATCGGATGACAATTATTTAACTATAAGTGTAAATGGTAATATATTCTCAGCAACAACGGCGAATTTTCTTATTAAACCAAACTATTTGGAAAGAGAAAATGCTTTTAAGGCTTTTGATGAAATACAACAATTCTTATTGAATAGGGATTCTACACCATTATATACTGCAACATTTAAATATCGTAGATATACTGACGATACATTGGTGGATGATACGACATCTATAACTTGGGAAACGTATTTCTATGGATATAATCCAAATATTAACGTAAATTATTTAGAACAATATATAACGACATTAGTAAATATTGGTAATGAAATAGATGAAATTAAATCTAATTTAATTGCTAGATTTTATATATCTGATAGTATTATTGATTTTGATACTCCAGATCAAAAAATACAAAAGATGTTGCAGGTTTATGGTAGAAGTTTTGATGAAATCAAGAAATATATCGATGGATTGGCTTTCGCTAATACCGTTACCTATGATAAGAAAAATAATGCTGCGGATAATTTAATTAAAAACTTAGCGGAAACAATTGGTTGGAAGGCTGATACAATTTATAGTTCAGATGATTTATTAACAAATGTATTTGGAACTAATACAACACAAGTTCTTACAAATAATAAAAATAAAACTCCATATGAATTAGATATTGAGTTTTGGAGAAGATTATTCTTAAACTCGGCTTATCTATTCAAGTCAAAAGGAACGAGAAAGGCGATTGAGTTTATATTGGAATATATTGGAGCACCTGAAAGTTTATATGAATTTAATGAATATGTTTATTTGGCTGATGGTAAGATTAGTGTTGATGAATTAGAATCGGTTATTAGTTTAACGGAAGCACAAACAGGGACAGTGATTGACACTGCAACAATACCTGTTGATACTGAAGGTTATCCATTTATATTAAATAATACTGATACATTCTATTATCAGATGCCAACATACCAACAATACTTTGAGAAGTTTCCAGGTTTAAATTACGGATTTGAATTAACACAAGAGATAGATAATAAGAAAGTTTGGTTTGTATCGGGAGTGACAGATGTTGTAAGGGCTGATTATGTGGATGAAAGTTATGCTAATTATGAAACAAATGATGAAAGATTAATATTGAATAATAAGTTTATTGATTTAAACTTGAAGTTAAGTAAGCCAATTGAGAATGATGTATATAACTATTATTATACGACTTTATCAGGTAATACTTGGTTTAGTCAATGGTTAAATCAAACCCCACAAGGGTTACAACATTTCTTAGATGAAACTTATTCAAGACTTATAAATGTAAGAAATAGAAAAGGTATATCACAATACCCAACACTATATAAAGTGTATGAGGAGTATTTAAATGCGTCAGGAACTACTGGTTTTAGATATATACACGTATTAAAATATTTGGATAGTATAGGTGATTATTGGAGTAATTTAATTACTCAATTTGTTCCTGCGACAACAATATCATTTGTAGGTGAAAAGATTACGAATACTAAGTTCCAAACACAAAAATATGTATATAAAAGAGGTATTGATGAGGGTAGTGTATTTACTTCTAATAATGTAAGTGATAATTTAATGTAATGGATATATATTTAAGTGGTGATATAAGAAAAGATAAAAGAGTTGATGGTTATGTATTAAATGCTAATCATTATCCTAATTTTCTTTATTTTAGTGGTGTATCGTCAATAGGATCGGGTGCTCAATACTATAATGTTGTTTTAGATGCTTTTGACTATTCAGGTAATTTTATTGAACGAAAGGCTGCTTTTTATAATAGAGGTAGTAATGGTGGTGGTGCTGGTATAGATATTTATTGGAATAATATAGGTTATAGTTATAATTTATATTTATCGGGATCGTCAAGTCAATTTAGTGGGTTTAGTGGGATTACTACAACATCTAATAGCTATGATTATACATCTTCAAATCAATATAATTTCACATTAAATGGATTACCTGATTATACAGGTTTAACAACAACAAGTGCTACCACTTTTTCAGGTAATGTTTTAATTAAAGCAGTATCAGCAACAACTTATTTGTTGCAATACAATGTTTCTAATAACGCTGATTTTATGATGGATGTATTTAAATATAATGATAGGGTTGTAAGAGTAGAAACACCAGGAACCTATAATCATTATATAAATATGAGTGGAATTACATCAACAAACCTATGGTTAGATTTCTTCATTAGAAGTACAGATGAAGTTAGATTAAATAATATCAAATTATTTTCAATACAATAATATTTATAGAATATGTCATACATAATAAAAAACAATAGTCCGATATTGAATGTTAAAATTACTGATAAAGGTAGATTGAAACTTGCTTCAGGTGTGTTAAATTACACTTATTTCGCTGTTGGTGATAGTGAAGTAAATTATAATTATCCTACTCCATCAGGTCTTAATATCCTTAAACCAAAGGATAATAATCCTGATATTAAATATCCTTTAATACCTAATGAATCAGATCCAAGTAATTTTTTTAAGGTTATTGACTATCAGTATGTAGATAAGAATATTATTACAAATACTGCTAAAATTAGAGGTTTCTTTTCAGGTTCTTCATATAATACAATCAGTTTATACAAACAAATATTAAACGCTAATAGTATTGATTTTAGAAATACTTTAACCATATCTGCGACAACCGCTACAACAGGAAATGCTTATACTCCTCTAATAAATGATATGATATTAATAAGTTTTAGTGGTGAAACATCTGTTGGTGTTCCAGTTCCTTACTTATGGTATAGAGTCACAGGTGTGACAGGAACAATGGGAACTAACTTTACTATGAGTTTAGATAGATTACTACCTAAATTAGATACTTACCCAAGTAATCAAGTTAAAATATTTGTATATCCAAGTGGAAACTCTATTACTGATTATTATGGGTTAAATACACCAACCGCTTATTGGGATAGTGGTAATTTAAACTTATCAGGAACTTGTACTTTAAGTCAATATGATGTTCCGGTATGGAACTTATCTATTGTATGGAATAAAAATCCTATGGGATACAATACAGGTTATGGTCCATATAAAACAGACCCGTATAAAGGTTCTTTAACTTTATTTAATAACTATCCGAATAACCTTGAAAATATGGGTATTATTCATTATACAAACAATTCAGTTGGTAATGAATATGGTGAGTTTATGACTAAAACTAAGTTTAGCTTCCCAACACTTATGTATCATAGAAGTAATGTTATTGGACATACATTTAGTGCTAATACAGAAGATAAGTATTTTACAAATGAAATTGAATTAAATATACCGACAATAGATACACCTAATTTACAAATAACAGGTTATACAAATGTAGGTGTGGCTAAAATGTTAAGTGGATATACATTCTATGTATCTGCTTATACTGATAGAGGTGAAACTTTAGCAACTAAGAAGTTCTACTATAAGAAAGATGGTTATTTATTTGACAAAACAACTTATGGTGTGGGATATAACACAGGTGCTGAAAATACAAGTATCTATTTAAGTTGGAGTGGTATAACAAATGCTACTGGATATAACTTATACACTAGAAAGAACTTTTCGTTTAGTGGCGTAACAACAGGAAACTATGGTGATGGTAGAGGGAACGTGTCAATATTTAATATGACTGACTCAATACCATTTAATCCGGGTGATAGAGTTATTATTACCACATTTACAGGTTCAACATCAATTGATAATGAATTCACATTATTAAATATAACAAAACCGGGTGGGACAGGTTTAAGGAGATCGTTAAATGTTGGTTTCAATTTATTAAACTCAGGTGAAACTGCTAATGGTGTTATTTCATTGGTAGATGATACAAGAAGAATTATATTGGATAAGAATACATTATCATATACATTCTTAGATAATGATTTTGAAAACATATCAACACCATTAGATTTATTTAATTTACCATCTGGTAATACAACAGGATTTACAGGTAAAACAATAAATACTGATTTCTCATTAAGATATTATGATTTAGTGGATACGATTGATGGATATGCCGTTGGTAAAGTATTCCCTGATTTGAAAGTTGCTATTATGGAAGATAAAGAAGTAAATGCGGCTTTATCATATAAATCAAATAGAAATTGGACATTACCAAAACCTACATTAACTGAAAGTATTGTAGATCCTTGTGGTGTAGATACTAGAGGTATTATGTCAGCAACAACTGAACAATTATGGGTTAGTTATATGTTAGGTTCATCAACAGGATTTACGACAGCCTTACCTTGTTTAAACTACTCAACGATAAATCCAAGTAAGAATGTCGCTACTGATATTTATTTATCTTTCCCTACCGGTGGATTTGGATTCTTATCTAATTTCAGTAATTGGACAGGATATACGGCAGATAAGTTTTATGTATTATTAAAGAAAACAATTAGTGGTGATACATATAATCCTTCAGGATGGACAATATATGATATGACATCATCTGTAAGAAATCAAACTACTGGTTTCCCTATGGTTGGTTCTAATTTAAATAGTAGTAAGATAAGATTAAGTTGGTCGGCTTTAACATATGGAAATCAGTTTAATATAACTGACTATATGACGTATAATACAACCAATTCAACATTACAATTAGGGGATGAAGATTTCTTATTTGGTAATATATCAACAGATATTGGGGCTACGGTATATCAAACTAATTTATTATGTGTGATTGATGAAACTATGTTTAATAGATCAGTAAATCCAACATTTAATGTATTTACAGGAACTCCTTATATTAGTGAAGTAGGTATATATAGTGATGATAAAGATTTAGTAGGTATCGCTAAATTGGCTACGCCAGTAATTAAGTCAAGACAAAACTCAACAATATATCAAATTAATTTAGATTTTTAATATGAAAGATTTAATCAAACGAATATTAAGGGAAGAAAAAAAGAAATTATTTGTCCCAAGAAAAATCGATGAAAGAGATGTTGAATTTGAAAGACAGGTTAAAAAAGATAGTGATAAGTTTCTAATTGATAACGACATTAAATCATTAAAATATATTGTTAAAGTGGATGAATTGTGGGATGATTTAGAATATGACGATATTGATAACGCTATTTGGAATAATGAAGATTGTGAAGTAATATTTAATAATGGTGAAAAATGGGTTAATAGTGGTGGTTGGCGTAGAATATCTCATTCGGATTTTGTTGATTATTCACATACTATATCTGGTTATTTAAGTTATTTACTGTCTCAACACAATCCTGAAGATTCGGTTTTAGATGATTTAGAGATAGAAGTTTATTGTGTGGTTGGTAGGATAGATATTAATTGTTTTTTCACGACAATTATAAATGGTGACGTTAATTTTTCTAAAACGATATAATCTTTACAATCTTTTATTTCTTTATATATTCCATATATGGAAAAAGTATTTATGTTATGTTTAGACGTATCAACAACTTGTGTTGGTATTGCTCTATTTGACTATAACAATGAAAAAGTATTAGAACTTAAACAAATTGAACCAAAGGTTAAAAACACTACAAATGATTCTCTATTATATGAGAAGGCTAACCTAGTTCAAACTCTTATTGAGGAATATAAAGGTATGCCAATTAAACATATTTGGATTGAAGAACCTTTATTAGGTTCAAACAATGTATATACAGTAGCAACTCTATTAAAATTTAATGGTATTATATCTAAAATGTGTTATGATATATTGGGTGTAGCACCTAAATACATTTCATCATATGATTCAAGAGCGAAAGCATTCCCTAATTTAATGCAAGTTGGTTCTGCTAAGAATAAATTGGTATTATTTGGGGCATATAAGAAAAAGGCTGATAGTATTGATGAAATTAAAGAAGAACACAGACATTATTATAAGGTAGATAAAGAAGGTTTTGCTACATTGGATAAGAAGAAAGTAATATTTGATGAAGTGAATAAACTATATCCTAAATTGGAATGGTTGAAGGATACTAAGGGTAGGTTAAAGAAGAATAATTTTGATATTGCGGATGCTATTACGTGTGGGATCGCTGTATTAAATCAAAAAAATAAATAAAAGTTATGGTTATAGGTGTAGATTTTGATGGAACTTGTGTGACACACGAGTATCCACAAGTAGGACAGGATATCGGAGCAATTCCGGTATTAAAAAAGTTGGTAGAAAATGAACATCAACTAATATTAAACACAATGCGTAGTGGTCGTGAATTGGGTGATGCTATTGATTGGTTTAAAGAAAATGGTATTGAATTATATGGTGTGGGTTATAATCCAACACAAGCGAGATGGACGACATCTAATAAATGTTATGCGGATTTATATATTGATGATGCTGGGTTGGGTGCTCCTTTAAGTATAATGAAAGCAAAGAATGATGATGGTGATAAAATACAATATGGCAGACCATTTATTAATTGGGTTGTTGTTGAAGAATATTTAACGAATATGGGTTTGATAAATCAAGTGAAGTCTGAATAATATGGAAGAGTATCAAAAGTTAAAGAATATATTAAAAGAGGTTGAGATATTATCTGAACAATATTATATTAAAGGTAAGAAAGTATATTCATTTAAGTTGAGAAAAAAATTAAAGGAATTGATGTCTGAAACTAAGGATATGTGGAAGAATGTAAATAAAATAAAAAAATCAATGAAAGGTCACGGAGTAAAATGACACATATATTAGTATTTCTTTTTGTAATAAGTTTCTTAAATTGTTTAAGGAGTGGTTTTTTATTCTATAAAAGAATAACGGCTGACAGAGTGAGACCTATACCTACAAAAGAATTAATCATTTTAGGTATATCGTTATCAATAATAATAACACTTTTAATTTGTGGTTTTACAATATGATGGATTTAATTTTATTTAGTTTAATTAGTTATGGGATTACAACGATTGTAACCCAAAGTAAGATTTTTGGATGGCTTAGGGATTGGGCTGAAGGTGTTAGTCCTTATTGGAGTTCATTAGTTAGGTGTCCAATGTGTTTTGGATTTCATTGCGGATGGTTTTTAAGTTTATGTCTATTCAGTCCTGTTGGATATGTATGGGGAATAAATATTTTATATCAGGAATTATTTTTTGACGCTTGTTTATCCGCAGGTATAAATCACATATTGTATGCAATACATCATAAATTATGGCCGGATTGGTAAGACTATGAAGATAAATAAATGGGAATATTTTGAACCACTTAAAACTAATAGGTGGTTAATTAAATTAAAGGGTTGTGATATTGAAGAATATCTATTTAGAAAATATAAGATTTTCAATGATGGGGATAAATTAATGTTTTCAACTGAAGTGTATGAAACAGTTCATTTTCAGGTAAATCCAAAAGATTTGTTTAATATTGAAGAGGTGACGGTAGAATTTTTAGATCCAACAGGGAGTGTTGTAAATGGGTTAGTATTTAATCCAAAAACAATTCAATTTGAACAATCTGGGGATTATGGATCGGATGATATATTAAACTATAAGATATTGATGGAAATTGATAAAGAAACATTACATCCAATATATAAAATAGAAAAGGAAAAAAAAGATGAGTAATATTGATGAAGTATTTGAGAATTATAAAGGACACGTATTTTCTTTTGAGTTTGATGGGCAAATAAAACTAATGAAGTGTTATTTTAAACCAGAATGGCAAATAGAACAAGAGGGTATAATTGTTAAGAAAAAAGATAATTTAACTTATCTTATAACAAAAGATCCCGCAATGTCTTTTAGTAAT